TTCTGATAGACGCGAGTGAAACCTTCCGCGACAGGACGTTCTGTCTGAACTGGACGCGGGGCAGGGGCAGGGGCTGCCTCCGGCGGTCGAAGGTCCATTTCCGCCTGCTGACCGGGCGCAATATCGGGGGCTGCATCGGCAGGGGCTGCATCGGCAGGGGTGCTGGTATCTCCGAAATCCATTTCCAGCTGGACTTCCGGCGCTGGTTCCGGTGCCAGCAGGTTCTCCATGTCGCGCATGCGACCGATGTGTTCATCCAGCCCTGCACGATAGGCAGCTGCGGTTTCACCAGCGTTACGCGCTTTTTGGTTTTGGCGTACAAAAGCCTCAAGCGCAGCGGTTTCTTCTGCCGGATTGGTCGGCAGAATATCATTGTCCAAGAGGTGTTTGCGGTATGCTTGACCCGTTGGTGTCGATGGGTCTTGAGCATCAGAGCGGAAGCTATCGTCCTGCTGGGCGGTGAAGTCGTTTTCGGAAACAAACGTCGGAGCGTAGTCCAGTCGAGTTGAACGGACCTCCAAGTCCTGTGCAGTTGCTTCCGCTTCGGCTGCTGCCCGCTGTTCTGCCGCCAGTGCGGCCTCTTCAGCAGCGAGAGCTGCATCTAACTCCGTACCAGTGTTCGTTGGCTCCCGACCAGCACGACTCATCGCAAGTTCAACTGCCGCAAAAGGCCCTTCTGCAAGACCTTCAACAATAACATCACCGGGGGATGTAATACGACCATCCGTGACAAGTTGTGCTGCGGCTTCTCCACCGGCGCCGCCTGCGACCTGTAGACCGGTATTCGCCGCGATGCCTTTTGCGTCCATCGGGAGCATAGCACCCGCGCGGAACGTCATGGCATCTATCAGCGCAATCGTCACGCCGCGCTCGACACCGCGTTTCTCTTGAGCTGCCAAGAAATTATCGTCTTCGACTGCGCGACGGGCGTCATCTGGGTCTGTTAGGTCGTACCCAAAATCGCGTGCAACTTGGCCCATTTGTCCAAATCGCTCTTGGAAGTACGTGGACCCACCCATAAGCCCCATACCAACGTTGGGATTTCTGGTGATCGCCGTGGCTGCCGCAGCGGCGGCCAAAGACGGGGCTTGTTCCACGGCGACCTGCGCCGCGCCGGAAAGAACATCCAAAGGGCGACTGGCAACTACGCCGAGACCTTCAGAGAAACTTCCTGCGGCCATGACGTCCCGAATGGCTTCGCCGCCACCGCGTGTCATTGGGTATTGTTCGGCGAGCCGTTCATCGCGCTGAGCTTGGGAGACGACTTTATCCGCAGCAAGGCCGCGCAGCTCATCAGAACTTTCAAGTGGTGCTGCCCAAGATGGGCGATAGTTTAAGGCCCGTTCCCACCAAGGAACCTCACCTGCTTCGAGGCGGCGGTTGTAGTCATCTTGGCCGCGTGCAACCGTCGCTAAGTCTTCTGCCATGGACGCTTCAAGGCCGCCGACCATGCGACCGCCGCCGCGTACTAGGGCATTACCCATACCGCGCGTAAAACCCGCTCCTTCGTCGGGCGAAGTAGGTTCCGGCCTCACTCCGTCAATTTCTCGGCGAACATAAAGTTTAAGCTGTTCGTCTGTCAGTGGCACCGGCGAATTAATGGTGTACTGGTTGCCATCCGCCCCGGTGACTACGTACTGCGCCATTATCTAACCTCAGTTTCTGGAGTGCGTGACGCCCTGCGGCATCATTCCGGCCATGAATGCGTCGCGCATCATCAGTATTTCATCATCGGTGATCTGGTCGCCGCTCAACTGGACAATGTTACCAAGCGTGCGTGACCATTGGCTCTCGACGTACCTTGCTCGCTCGATTGGACCCATTGGGCGTTCTGGGTCGTTGCGCTGTAGTTCTGTGTAGATTTGCGTAATTTGGGCAGCCATTAGCGCTGCGCGTTCGCGCGCCACCTCAGTGTCCACACCGCGCGCTTCAATCTCGCTCGCCATGTTTTCCATTCGGGCGTTGAAGGCTTGCATGTACGTGTCGTTTTCGAGGTTTTTACCGATTGTCTCCGCCACGAGTTGTGTAACTCTTGCGTCGTCAACATTGATAGAGCTTTCGATTTGGCGAATGCGTGCTTCATCTACGCTAATAGAAGACGAGATTTGATCGACCTGAGCCGCTGTCAGCGCTGTTTGACCCTCTGTGCGGGTTACGTTTGCTCGGTCTTGCTGTAGGCCGACTTGGTCGCGTTGGTACGCGAGCGCTGCGGCGGAAATTTCCATTGCGCCCATAGGATTCGCTGCGTACGCCACAAGCTGGTTCCCCAGTCGCTCTTGAGCACCCGGTCCGCTTGCTTCGGCGACTACACGTTCCGCACCTGTGGCGTCGTTTTTTACAATAACCCGCGTCGCGCCGTCGACGGTCTCAATTCGTCCCGTCTGACCGTCGTTTACTTTAGTGTTGTATAGCTCATCCACCAGTCCGGTTAACCCGCCGCTCTTGTACGCCGCGACAGCACTTTCGCTTATGGTGGCGGCGTCAGCCATAAGACGCTTTAAGCCAAACTCTCGAACAGTATCTGCGTACTGAAGCCGCCCTGCGGCTGACATCGCGGAGTTGTTCATCTGCTCCATCATATAAGCCGTTTGTGCAGACTCGGACTCAAACCCCACACTTTGAGCGTCTTCAAAGATACCGGCCATAATGTTCCGGTCCGCCAAAACATCCTGCTGGGTTGCAGTCGTGGCGTCCGCCGAGGCAGCGTCGGCCCGCATTTTTGCTAAAGCCGTGTCGATCTTCTGCGTGCTCACCGCTGCGGCTTCATCTAACGCGATACCAGCGGTCTCTGAGTTAATCCGCGCTGTTTCAGCGTCGTAGGCGGCTTGGTCAATGCGACTACCTGCGCTGCCTGCCGCAACGTCTGCATCGGCACGGGCTTGATCCGCTGCCGCATTTGCCGCTAGTATCCTTGCGTCTGCGGTTTTAGCGGCAACGTCGGCGTTTGTAGCGGCCAAACCCGCGTCGGAAGTTGCTCTACTCGCTTCGGCGGCTCTTTTCTCCAAAGTAGAATCGCGAGACGCACGACTTAAATCGAGATTAAATTGCGCCTGATCGTTAGCCAAACCCAAACCTGCGTTGGTAAGACCCTGCGCTTCGACGCGACCGGGGAGCAGGGTGTCACGCTCTCTCGCCAGAGAGTAGCTGTTAGCCGCCGATGCGTTGGCTTGACTGGTCTGGGCTTCCATAAGCCCTGACTGTAGTACGCCACGCTGGCGCAGGAGTTCAGGACGAAGCTCGACATTCAGGTCGTTCTCAAAGTTCGTAGCTTCCAGTGCGGCTTGGTTGCTGCGCAGGGCGAGACCCTCAGAGGGACGACCGTAGCGCGTTTCAATGTCCGCCAGTGCTCGGTAGCGTGCGCGATCTAGTGCATCCCCCGTGAGCGGGTTACCCTCATCATCGTTGTAGTCGGCCTTCATGGCGCGACCCATTTGGATGCTGCGCATAGCATTTGTCAGAGCGCCGTAAGTGGCGTTGAAACTCTGACCGAAGTTCACCCATCTGGAATTGCGCGCCATTACGCGATCTCCTTAAATTCGATCCCGAGGAGGTCGTAGCGGACCTGCTTGTAGCCGTCGCTTTCGGTAACGGCCTCGGGATAAACCAGCTCCACTTCGTCGGCCATGACGCCGATATATTTGTTCTGTGGGCGACCTTTGTAGTTGAACTCGTAGAGGGTCAGCGCGGTCCGTTGGTCCACACCCACCTCCTTGATGTTTTCTTTCAGGCGTCGGTCCGACGGGAAGGCCGTCATGAGCGCACCGGCACCGCCGAGAAGACCGCCAAGGTCGCTGAGGAAGCTGTCTTGCGTGTTGATGTAGGTCTGCGTCTGTGCGTTTAGAACGCTGGAAAGCCCTTGCAGGTTCATCTGCTGACCCTGACCAATCGTGCCAGCGCCAACGGCCATATTTCCGATGTAGTTTTGGCCTGCCGACTGCAAGCTGCTACCCGCCCCGAGGCCGGATTGGTTTGCACCGCCGTAGGCGGCAAGAGAAGCACCTGACAAGTTTCTTCCAAGACCGGCGGCATCCAGAGAACGGGCGTAGCCCATCTGCTCGGCCTGTTGGCGTGTCCCGGTCATTAGCCCTGCGCGAGTGGCAGCTTGCGAAAGCGCCGCTGCGTTCGTCATACCCGCGAAACGACCCGAGTTAGGGTTAACCCCCATCGACGCCATGGCGCGTTCATTCATCGCTCGCGTGTTGTCAAATGCCAAGCCGACGTCGGCTGCGGCCTGCGTAGCCAGCTGCTCGCGGTACGCGTCAGTGTTAAACTCTCTTGCTTGATCGACAATCGAACGTTCGAGGGGGCGGTAGGTCTCGCGCAGATAGTTGTAGTAGTCGGCACCTTGCTCCATCTGCTGACGCTGCGCCGCCATTTGCATCTCGGCGATGTCGCGCATCAGCGGTGAAACAGCGTCGTACTGTTCACGAGCGAAGTCGAGTTGCTCGCGGCCAAGGCCCGCCATGATTTGAGCGGCTTCTCGGCTGGCTTTCGCCAGCGGTTTATAGTCGGGCGGTTTTGGATTGCTCTTACCCACCGAAGTGCCCCTTCCTGTACTTTTCCGGCCACAGAACTAGGAGGTGAATGTCCTGTCCGTCCGTCCCCGCCTCGCGCATCACAGCCTCAAGTTCGAAGCCGATGCGCCCGCATATCCTGAGTGACTTTGCGTTGGTCTCTTCGACTGGCGCAGTCACCCTACGAAGTCCGCACGTGTGGAACGCGTAGATGAACGCATGGTCCAAAAGCTCCCAAACGCGCTTCGTGGGTTTGCTGATCGCTAGGTGAGCCGAGGCGTTAGAGTCGGTGAAATTGTTGAACACCACACCCGCCAAGAGTTCCCCATTCAGTTCAGCGCCCATCGCGTAATAACCGCCCCATGAGGATAGCTGTCCCACACGTGCGGCCACCCACTCAGCGACCCTCACCTTATCGTCAAACACGAGTCTGGATTGTGCCACGTCGTTACCTGCTTACACGTTAACACGTAACTAGTAGTTATCATAGCCCTAACGTGCAGTCCACTACCTCAAGAGGGTGCAACCCGGTACTACGCAGTAGATTCAGCCACGAACATGCCGAAGCCCTGATAAACTCCAACAGAAAAAGTTCTACTTGTAGACCTACTGATACGCGACATTGTGAACTTGCTCCCGTCCCACGTGACCAAGGGGTAATGCCAAACTCCATTGCCCGATGAATACACACTGACATTTTTCGTCATTGCCACCATAGGTGTTGTGATTGAGTTGCGCGGGGTAAAATCAACAGATGTTCCTGTTGTTAAGACAGACTGAATCGTTGAGGCGCTGAAGATGTTGTAATCTATCAGGCTGATAAGGTCCAAGCGCGAATCTAATATCTTGTTCCCACTGGAATCATTCACCAGAAGGCCATAGGTGCCTGTTGGCGTTGTATTTAAGATTGACGTGGAAACTGACACATAATTTGGGGTGTAGGTGTCGTCTAAAGTTGGGATGACAATGCCACCGCCTTTGAGCGGGACAGTAAGCTGGGGAGCATCAACCCAATAGTTCAGTGCGTGAACAATACCGCTAGATGGCATCTCAAAGAATGACAAATCACCCTTTTCAGTTGTGACAAAATCTGGAAGTAGGTCGTTTGCATTCGTGGCCGCAACATATACAGCGCCCCTTGACCAGCTTATATTCGTTGCTGATGTAGCTGCCCATCTTGAAAGCCTATTGGCTCGGTTAATCTGTGAACTAGCGGAAGGAAAATTGGTCTGTGAAAAACGATCTGCGTAAGGGAACAAGATGTTGAAAACAGATATTTGGATATTGCTGTGAGCGCCAAATGTCAGATTGCTGCTGCTTGTGCTGAACCATGCTTGACCTGAGTCAACTTCGTGCATGACTGGGTAGTCATCCAGCACAAATTCATCGTAGTCATTGATGATCTCTATAGAATAGGTCATGAGTCACACACAAGAATACAGGGCCACCATTTGCGGTGTCACTGTGTGATAGACATTAATCGCCCCGCCTTGGCTGAAGGTGATCTCTTCATTTGTGTCGGAATACGCTACCGAATAGTTCCCGATGTATCCGCAGATGTAGTAAGGTAAGTTGTTGACGTTTGTAAAACGCTTGGCAACAGGCGCAATTTCTAGTGCCGCCACCGGATTGTTGAACGGACTGACGGAATCTGTCTGAGATGCACCCTGCGCATACTCAATTTCTGTGACCTTCCGCAGCACCGTGTTGATGTTCGACAGCCGCTCCGAGCCATCCGCTGCATAAAGAGACAGACCAAAACTCATACCAAGTTCCCTAGTTTGACACGCAGCACATTGTTGGCATCGTAGACCTCCAGCTTGTCATCGCTGATGACCAGACGCGCGCCTGATGATGCTGATTGGAATGTGCCGATGGTCGCACTTAGCGCGGACAAACTTGTTATTCCAGCCGTGTCTATTTTAGCGATCCCTATGGACGCGTCCGCGATCTTTGCACTGGTGATCTGAGCGTCCGCGATCTTGGCCGTTGTGATTTCTGCGTCGCCAATTTTGGCGTTGGTAATAGCGGCGTCTTCGATAGTGGCGGTGCCAACAGCTGCCAGTGCGATCTTGGCGTTTGTAATAGAGCCGTCTTCGATGAGCGCAGAGGTAATAGCTGCACCCGCAATCTTGGCGGTAGTAATCGAAGCATCCGAAATCTTAGCCGCATCAATCGCGGCGTTCCCGATCTTGGCGTTGGTGATCGTGCCGTTTTGGATGAAGCCATCTTTAATGTAGACACCGGCAGGCACAGAAACGCCATTAATTGTGGTAGCTGTCGTAAGGACAATAAACGGTTCGGAGGGAGCAATACCCGGTCCAGACGGGCTGGCAATCGCGAACTTGTCAGACCGAACGATAAACTCGCTGGTCGGAACTGCGTCAACAGCGGTGCTCGCCAAACCAAACCCCGCCACGTAACCGTTACTTTCTACTTTGACGGTGTATTGGGCTTGAAGCTCTCCATCCGCGCTTGCGCGCGCAGTTGCTTCTGTTTGTATCGCTGCTGTGTTGTTGCCAACACTTGCACTCAACGTACTTATACTCGTTGCCTGAGCAGTGACGGTGCCTTCCACTGAGGTCACGCGGGTATCGAGACTCGTAATTGCGCTTGAGTTCCCAGTGACGCCACCCTCGGCTGTCGTCAGCCTACTGTCTAGCGCAGTGATGTCTGTGGAGTTCGCAGTAATGCCGCCTTCGGCCGTGGTTACCCGAGCGTCGAGACTCGTAATTGCGCTTGAGTTCCCAGTGACGCCACCCTCGGCTGTCGTCAGCCTACTGTCTAGCGCAGTGATGTCTGTGGCCAAGGCCGTGTCTGCGTTGGTCCGGGCGGTCTGCTCAGCCTGAATAGCACTGGTGTTCGAACCCACCGTCGACGTAAGCGTGGTAATAGACTGGGCTAATGCGTTGTCAGCGTTTTGGCGGGCCGTCTCCTCATTAGTAATCGCAGTGCCACGGGCCGCTGCTTCCGCTGCGATTGCGTTTGCACGGGCTTGAGCCTCAGCGGCGATCTCACTGGCACGTGTCTGGGCCTCCGATGCAATGCGAGCAGCCACTGACCCTGTGACAGAAGCGTCAGCGTCGATAAGGTCGATCCGCTCACCCAACGTTTGATACAGTTGGCTTTCGGTGAGCTGTCCTGTCAGCAAATCAAGTAAATACGCCGGGTCTTCACTGGTGGCAGCTTGGATACCCTCTACCGCGTTGTAAGCACCCGCCACGCTGTTGCGATTTACGAAGCGTACCCAATACCAACGTGTCGCTCCGCTCCCCAGAACATGACTGAACACGGAGCCAGCAGTCATACCCACCAGTTCCGCATCACCAATCGTCGGTGCGCCGCCACCGGTGCGTTCTGGGGCTGCCCAAATTTCAGTGTATGCGTGCCCTGGATAGTTGGGCAGGGAACACGTTACGATAATGCTCGCGAGCGCCCCGCTAACCGATACGTTAGTCGGAGCGGGAGGAGTCCCATAGTTTTCCTGTTGGATGATGGCACCAATGGTGCCGTTGCTGTACTGAATCAGCCCAGCTGCCGTTAGGTCTCCAACGGTTAAAACGGCGTTTGTACCTTGGGCGTTCAGTATCTCCCGCACGCGATCCAAATAGATGCGCAAATCCATGGGGATGTTACTGGCGATGGAAGGAAGGCTAGGCACTGGCAAGCTCCGTCATAGAAGTGGAAAGCGCAACCGCAAACACCTCAGAACTCCCCTCCACCTGCATCTCCCAGTCTCGACCTACCTTGGCCGGTAGACGGAATGGGTCTCTGGACGATACCGTTTTTGTGTATGTCAACGACCCGTCGACGTAAAACTTCATCGTCATCGGATAGCTCTCGGCTTCCAGTTGGGCGCACGAAAAACCACCGACTTGCGGCAGAGTGAATTTTTTGGACTTCCACACGTAAGACTTGGCGCTTCCGTCGTACCAAACTCTTACCGACCGGTCAGCGAAGGCCAAAAACAACTTGTCGCGCTGCAAATCGCGGTAGCCGCAAGATGCGTAGATGTCGTGCAGGATGAACTGCCCAGACGCCACGTCAAAGATAAACCCGCCTTGGTCGGTCCCATTGTCGTAAAAACCGATGTACTGGTTGTCGTGGGCGTATGCGTGGATTGATGAAGGCGCAAAGTATGTTTGCCACTGTTGGTAGTTGAACAGCTGCGATGTCACGATACGCGAACCTGCGGTGGACAACATCATCAACCCGTCTGGTGCAGCGTATAAAACCGCGCTGCCAAAACTGACAATGCTGCGCTTGGACACACATGCCTGTTCGAGGTCAGATTTAATCACGGCGATGGATGCGGGGTTTGAACCTTGCATTAAGTACGGAACACCCGTGGTTAGCACGGCTAGTGTGCTGTCCATCCGGCCAAGTCCGACGACGGGGTAATCCACCGTCTGGATGTAGTTCTCGGGCCAAGCATATGGGCGGTAGGGTTCGCAGAAGTACACGTCTCTCCCCACGAACCCTGCCATCATCCCGTTGGGTAAGTTCGTTAGGCCAACCATGGCGTCGGGAGCCTGCGCGTAATACAGCGAAGGCAAAACCTCACCTAGAGAGTCGGCAGAAACACTATCGTCGTAGGTGCTAGCCGCTGCGGTAACTTCATCGACGTACAGGTAGGTTCCGCTGACGGACCGGTAGATACGTTTGTGCGTGAAGTTGTAAGCCCCGCTGGGCACACTATCGAAGCCGGAAACCTGAACAGTCTGACCTGCCACGACTTCAAGCGAAGACGACGCGGGAGCTGGGGCGGATTCAACCTCGACACCGCCCTCTTTACTCACCCAAGTGTAGGTGTAGACGCGCGTTTCTGGGGCACCCGATGACTCGGTATGCCCAGTATCAGAATACGTTGCGTACGTTGGCGTGGGGCCAAACGTGGCCCCTTTAATCGAAAGCGAAGCGGAAGAGCCGACTACTCGTGTCGTAACCATTGCGATCTTGTCGAGCGCGCCAAAGAAGGTGACGTCGCAGTCATACCCCTCCAACACCGACATGGAATCCACAGTGACGAAGTCTGTTATCTCGATGTAGCTTGGGTCACCACCGTTGACGATGAGTTCGAAGTAGTCGCCGCGATTGTCCTCAATATCAGTGCTCGTCAGGAAAACTCGTGCCGGAGCGGCGGCTTCAGAGCTATTGCTAGTTTGATCCGTGACCTTCACCGAGTTTGAAGTCCGGTTGTAATTCAAACTGTCTTCGCCCGAGGTGTTTGGCTGGATAACCACGCAGCTACCAAAAACGGTCGCAGTAATCGCAGACGTCGCTCCGGTGATACTCGCGCTAAGAGAAGTCGCTGTCATCGTCCCCGTAGCCGTCAGAGAATAAACCTGTGTCCCATTGGCCTTGATCTGGATAACGTCACCAGACGAAATCGAGCCAATCTCTCCGTCCTCGATGACGAGATATGGAGCCGTGTCCGCAGCGCCCACGCTGCTCAGAGTTGGTGACTGGTTTGTCGGGGTGCCTGTCGTACCAACTGTCTCACCCGTCTTGTAGCGGACGTAAAGTTTTGCGTCTGGGCCGGTGGCCGTAGTGACGATCTGAACCTCACCAGACACAGCCGTCGCAGTCACATCACTGCTAAGAGCCGTGTTGATGGCGGATGCCACGGAAACTTCGGTGATTGTCCCGGTCAGACTGACGGTCGTGTAATCTGCGTCCTCGTCCTCAAGGACACTAATTTGCAAACCGTCGGTGGTCGTAAGCCTAGCTATATCGGATGCTACAAGGTAGACCGTAGCCTCATGTTCTGGAGGGGTGTATGACGCCGCAACAACGGTAGGGGCACCGGTGGGGGCCGGGAGACCAAGGCGACGAGCATCAGCCGGATAGTTTGATCCCGTTAGGGCAAGAGAAGAAAAGGTCGCTTTGGGTGTACCATCGCCAGTGAAATACGTCCATTCAGAAGTGTCGCCAGATATTTGACCACGGCAAACATCGACATCCGTCGTCCAGTGAAACCAATAGTTCGTGTCTGATATGGTATCCTGACCATACCGATATATCGTCTGCGGCTCGCCGGTCTTTTCGAGCGTAAGCAAGCTACTCCCGACATCCGGCAGGGGCTGGATGCTGCCCTTGAACACCGGGCAGTTGAGCGCAATCTGAGCCTGCGACTCCGTTAGGTAGCGCGCCGGTATGGCGGGGGCGATCCCGCCAAACCCTTGGATTTTAATAACCGGCATGCGTCACCTCAGTAAATGTTGCAGACGCGTTCGTACGTCTCATTGTGGACGATAATGTCCGTGAGTAAATTCCTGTCGTGCTTCAGAAGAAGGTCCACGACTTTGCCGTTGTCGAACACGATTGGCGCACTGACGTCGCAGTACGTGTTAAGTGTCATTACTCCGCACCCACCGAGAGGCACGCTCAACAAGACCAACGTCGTCAAGTAGTTCGACCTCATGTTCGACGCCTCGCCTTACCCTTGCAGCCTCGGCTGCGGCCTCTCGTTGACGGCTCTCCAAGTCCTGCACTGCCCTTTGCACAGCTTCACTCCGCCACCGGAGAAGGCCCAACACAAAGGCGAGTGCTACAAGCCCGTAGAGCTTGTAGCGCAGTGGAACTTGAAGCGGCAAAAACCACATCATTTGCCCTTCAGACACTTTCCGGCTTTCATGCACTTGGCCGGAGTGGGGCACCCTTTACAGGGCTTGAACGCTTTCATGGTCGGTTTCTTAGCCATCACTTTTTCCTCGCGGTTTGTGCTGCACGCTTGAAGTTTGCAGCTGTGGGAGCGTTTTTAGTGCCGGGTTTGCGCATCTTCTCGCCAGAACCGGCAGCGATGCGTTTGCGTTTCGCATGGATGTTTGCGTAGAGGCCGGGTTTCTTTGTCATCACCACTTCACCTTGTCTGCCCAATAAGCTGCTGACATTTTCCCCTTGGAGATGTTTTGGGCGTGGCGGGCTTTGAAGCTGGCGCGTTTTTTCTTCATGGCATCAGACTCGCCTGCTTTAGGTTTGCCTGCGGTCTTGGCCCCTTGCTCCCCAAAGCGGATGGTCTTCACCTGATTGCCTTGCTTGGCAACCACGACGTGGCTCTTGGTGGGGTGGCTTGGCGTGCGCTTGGGCTTGTTGTAGCCCTCCACACCTGCGCGTTCGAAACGAGGGTCTTTTGACATTACTTTACTCCCGCAGCCCACTTCTGGAGACGTTCCCGGAGAATCCACAGCGCCATGAGAACAATCAACGCACAGCCACCGATGGCGACGAGTTGCGCGTTGCCCTCTAAGGAAGCGATTGCCCCGATCCCGCCACCGGCGCCGGAAGCGATTTGAACCATGGTGGCCTGTACGGTTCGGCTTTGCGCAGGGGACGAGCGACCCTTTGATGCTGGGTGTTCTGCGGGAATTTGGTCAGGCCGGGAGGCAGTGTCTGGGGTCTCAAAAAGACGAACCTCATCGTCGCGGCGATTGACTAAACCTTTCACGACTTTCCCGCCCGCTTTGTTCCAAGCGCGAATGCTGGCGGGTACTTTGTCTAAATCACCCGCGTTGAAGTGGCGAACTGCCGAGGAATTCCTCACACCGCGTATCCCGACGTTGTACGCAAGGCTAACAAAGGCCGCGAACTGGTTGTCGTTGATCGGTGCGGTAAAGATGTCTCGTATTCCATCTGCGTACTTGTTAACAGCTTGTTCCAAGTACCAATCGGCTTCCTCTTGGGTCAGTACGGTATCCGGTCCAACCTGAATAAATCCGGCGGCGGAAGTCAGGCCGTACCCAACTGTCCATACACCGGCAGGGCACCGGTAAGCCTTTAGCTTGCAGCCTTCCCACTTTTTGATAAGGTCCAACCCCGCTTGGTTAACCATCCTAAAACCCTCAAGCAATTTGCTCTATGATCGAGATGTTGACATAACCAGAGTTAGGGAATGTCTCGATTGTGTTGTCTGCGTAGGTTACTTGGAACTCAGCTTCAAAATCTCCGGCAACGTCGGTGTCGCCAGTTTGCCAATCGTACCGTACTTGACCATTCTCCGCGTCCACCACGACTGCGGCTGCGGTCAGAACGCTTGCCGTGGTGCTTCTGGCGTTCCGCATATGAAACAGCACGCTCGCTCCGCTCAAGTCAGCAGGCTGCTGCGAAGGTGTCACCAAGTTTGCCGCGAGCGACGGGCCTGTGTCACCCTGTTTGATTATGAACGCCATATCGGTCCCCTAGAGGGTGTCTCTCTCGCATAATCGCAAAAAGCGACGAAAAACTCAATACGTTTACATGTAAGCATGTATTTCAGCGCTAGGCCGCATAGAGATCGCTCGATTGTACGACAGCAAAATTCGAACTGCCTTGGTGTGTGACGTCGTTGGTGACGGGCGGAACGGTTGTCGTCGAGGGTGCCTCCAAAACGACGGCGTTGGTATTGCCGTCAGAAACGCCAAACAGAGCAGTTCGACGGAGCGCAGAATTCAGGTACGCGGACCCAACTGAGAAACTGGGCATAAGTAGCGGCTGCGCCTGAAGAACAAAGTTTAAAGTAACCGGAACTTTTAGGACTGCCACCGGTCCCGAGTTCGTATTAGCCGCAACAAGAACATGGTTTACGGTCAGAGTCCCCGGTTGAACAACCGGTGCAGCGCTCGCAAGCGGGGTAGCAGTGAGTGCGTGGGTCTGAGTAACCGCCGGGGAACCGACACTCGGCGCGCCGGACAAAACCTCTTCCGAGGAAAGAAAGAAATTCTCGGTAAACGACACGGCCCCAAGGATCGGCGCGCCGGAAAGAACAGTCTGAGCGTTAAAGTTATAGTCTTCGGCGAGGACTGGTGACCCAACCGTGGGGGGGTTAGTAGCAACTGACGTTGCGGTCAGGGCGCGGTTGCCCGAGAGTTCCGCTGTTGCAACGGAAGGGGAACCCGACACACACGAGGACGCTGCCAGCGAATGCGTCTGCGCGACAGCCGGATAACCAAGATTAGGAGAACCCGTAGCTACCGAAGACGCAACAAAAACATAGTCCGCGAAGAGCGTCAAGGAACCGACACTCGGTGCGCCCACTAGGACGGCGGATGCCGTAAGTGCGTGGGTCTGAGTAACCGCTGGGGAACCGACACTCGGTGCGCCCACTAGGACGGCGGATGCCGTAAGTGCGTGGGTCTGAGTAACCGCTGGGGAACCGACACTCGGTGCGCCCACTAGGACGGCGGATGCCGTAAGTGCGTGGGTCTGAGTAACCGCCGGGGAACCGACACTCGGTGCGCCTGTAAAAACTGAAGACGCGAAAAGGCTTTCCGCCGACTTACTGGTCGCCGAAATCGGGGAAGAAGCTAAGGGTGAAAAACCTAGCACGTCTGTGCCCCTCTACCTGCGCTACCGACGGGTCGGTCTCATTTGCGTAGCGCCCCTTCAATGCCATCCAGCTTCTCAAAGACGCGGCGCATCATGTCCTTCATCTCTTTGAACTCGCGGTCGTGCGCCTCTTTGGTAGCTGAGACCTGAGCCTTCAAGACCTCAATCTCGGTCTGGTGCTTCGACGCACGGACGTGGATCATCCAGACAAACCCGCAGACCGGCAGAACCACATACTTGAGGAACATGTCCAAGGCTTCCATGGGCAGTCTCACTTCTTCATTGCGTCGTCCAAGAGGACGATTTCTAGTCGCTGAACAGACAGCTTCAACTCCAATGCAGTATTCGCCATCCAAGTCATCATGGCCATGGCGGCGGCGGCAAACATTCCTGCAATCACCTTCTGATCCATGTCTGCTACTCCGGGGGCGTGGGCCAGACGACGCTGTACGGGAAACCCGCTTGACTTGTTATATCACGAAGTTGCTGTCGGTAGGTAGCCCACGCTGTCTTGCTGTCGGCAGACAGCGGGCTGTCAGGTAGCTGGGTCCAATCGCTTTCTTGCAGCAAGTCATCCCGGCGCGACCGCACGTTGCGCTCAGCATCCGCTTGCGGACGTTGCTGAACAACATATGGCAAAGACCAGTTGCCGACAGCATCCTGTTCAAAACTGCCATCAACCAGCGTTGTCGTTAACGGATCGTAGTCAGGGCGATCAGGCCGTGTGTACGGATACACGTCCCACTCAGCCAGCAGAGCGTCAGTTGGTTCTGCCGGAAAGGATGTGTTGGGGTTGTCAGACCGCAACTGACGCAGAGAGTATTTATCAGGAGAGCCGTTTGTCAGTTTCGCGTACATTGTTTTACCTCAGTCAAAAACCGCCGTGACGGCTCTCCAAGCGTCATTTCCACCGCCGCCAAACCCGCCGGGGTCATCTGATGTTTGCTCGGCAATTTTATACGCAATCGCCGTAGACGAATTATCAGAACCGGCATAGGATGTAGCACCACTAAGTTCCCAACCGGACGGTGCTGTCATTGTAACCGCGTCGTCGTCTAAGTGACCGGTGGCAATCCACAACCCACCACTTGCAGTTAAGCTAGGGGGATTAGGTATACCAATGGTATTGAAAGAAAGAGCTGAATTTACAAAGCTGCTCACCCCGCTGAAAACAGATGCAACAACTGATAACCCTAGCCAGTATTCGGCGTCTAGGTCGTTGTACGGATTAGCATCTCCAGCCTGCACAAACCGATAACCCACGAAAGCACCGGGGCTTGTTGAATTAGTTCCATTGTAAATGTTGGAAAATGACATACCCCGCCACTGGGGATAACGTTGCTCAGCGGCATAGCTAAACGCTATAACAACAAGGTCTCCGGGCGAAGCGATTGATAAAACGTCTAACGCTTCAGCGCTGCTATTCCAAACGCCCACATCCGCACCGCTTTTGGTCACCGACCCAAGATGCTGTATGCCACTACCACCAACGGTTCCACCCGCACCTTGAACCTTATGCCACAACATCAGGAACCGTCCCCAACGAGTGCTCCGTAGAGCGTTGTGCTGACCTTCCAGATTGCAATGACCGTATAGCCAGTAGTTGCCAGCGTAGGCGCAGAGCCACCATTGTTGACCCAAGTAATTGTCGGCCATGTGATCGTGTATGCAGTACCGTCATCAACCATCAACGTGATTGCCTCGCCTGCGGACAAGCTGTCGGTGGGCGTCGAATTGGCTGTCAAAGTCCACGTCTGGATAGAGCCGTTTGATGGGTCCAGCGCCGGGGTGGTGCCGCTGACCGTGTAGACA